CGAAGATGAAGACGATGATTGGGATCAGTACGTAGCGGACAACGCTTACGGATCGGATACAGATTAGTAGGAGCAGGGTATGGTGGGATATCTTTGCGGACTTATATCAGGCATCTTGTTGATTCTTATAAGTACCAATTCTTTAAGCCCGGTTGCGTATTTAACAATTGGGATACTATTTATCGTTCCTATAATATATTATTCAAAAAGAGATAAAAGAAACTTGAAAAGGTTTCTAAATAGAAATGGTTTATAGTGGTTGCGCACTTATGAGACCTGAAGGAAAACTGGTCAAGACAAAACCAAATATTTATTCTTCTGTAGTGTAATGGTAGCACGTAAGCCTTTGAAGCTGATGGTTCGGGTCCGAATCCTGACAGAAGAACTATAAAGCCCAGGGATTCCTAATTGGGTCTTTGATTTGGCAAACTAGACAGTGAGACCAGAGATCTTACGGCTAATGACGTTCCACAGGCTGTAAGTTAAGGATGGAACATCTAGAGACTAAGACAAAAGTCGTTTTGCGAAACAACTTGGACTGAACAGGTTTCAGTCGTGGGGATCAAAGTTTGAACGAGGGATCTAAACCGTAATACCTTGAATTGACAAGGTGCGAGTTAGAAGAGATGCTTTAGGGTGCGGACTAGGGTATCATTTAGCGCCGGGCAATGACGTCTTAGAGATTTTTCGTGTTTTGCTTTAAGAAAGAGCCCAAAAAACACAGCCTCCTAAGGAGTCGGGGACGTTGTTTCCGACTCCTTTATTTTTGCCTCTTCTGCAATAGGAGGGAAGCTACCCATCCAAGAATAGTATTCTAATAAAGTATTTATAAGTATTTGACAAAGTTGATCGGATAATCCGAAGCGCTCTTTTTGACCCTTGATTGTTTTAATAGCATCTTTAGGGTGTAACTCCTCATAGTAAGAAATAATGTCTACCATATACTCTGCTAAATCTGCTATAGTCATTCCATCAATACCAATAGCGAAATGATCGGGGTGGTGCCTATTATTTTTATAATGGTGATCGAAAAACTTCTTCCACCTTTCCATTTTAGCAAAGTATTCTACAGACCCATAAGGATATCTTGGTTCCTTATCCATTTCGATAAGCCAATCTAATTCAGGTGGAACCAATTTACTATCGTCGTGATGTAATGCTCTTTTTCTTAATTCGTCTGAAAGGAATAATAATCTTTTTGAAACTCTTTCTTTGTGTTTGAGAATACTCGCTATAGTTTCTAAGGCAGACGGATCCTTAACAACATCTTCTGTATCATAACCATCAACTGCTCTTGGTTCGAGATTCTTTTGTTGATAAGGTACCTCCTTAAAAGTTGGCCTTAAATATTCTCCCATAAATTATATAGTGAGTAAATATTTGTGAAAACTAACTATATCATAAATATGATAAACGAATTCGCAGGCCCATATGCCTTCCTATCTAATTTTTATGAATTCAATCCTCCTATTCGAGTAGACTATTTTAGAAACGATTGTTTCGGAGTAGGTTCTATTACTGTGAACTCTTCAGAAGTAGCTTACCAGGCGGGCAAGAGTATCAATCCTAAGATGTACGAATCCCTAACACCTATGCAATCTAAACGTAAAGGAAGAAGAGAAACTATTTGCGTTGCTAAACAACAAGTATGGGATGAACAATATAAACTTCCTTTAATGAGAAGAATTCTCAAACTTAAATTCGATTCTAATCATCCTGAACTTCAAAAAGCACTATTGGATACCGGTTCGGAAGAGCTAATTGAAGGAAACTATTGGCATGATAATTATTGGGGCATTTGTTCTTGCGGAGAATGTAAGGGCGGCGAAAATAATTTAGGAAAGTTGCTAATGGAAATAAGAGAAGAGTTGAAAAATGAAAGAAGTAAATGAGGACATCTTTGATTGGCTTGATAAGAACAAGGAGAATAAAGTAATTTTAGTTCATTGCATAAGTGCAGATAAAGCAATGGGTGCTGGGATAGCAAAAGAGATTGAAAAAAGATTTAAGGTAAAATCTAAACTTAATGAAATAATTTGGGATGGATTTGGCGAGCCTATCTTTACGTCAATAAATGAAAACTTTTGGATTGTTAATTTAGTAACTAAATGGCGTTACTTTGATAAACCTACATATGAAACGATAGAAGAATCATTAAAGGAAAGTAGGCCTTTAGTTAGGTGTGTTAAAGGTGCTAAGATTGTAATGCCAAGGATCGGGTGTGGTTTAGATGGTTTGTCTTGGAATAGAGTAAAAGAGATTATAGAAAAAGAATATATAGGTCTTGATGTAACCGTTTGTTATCTGTAAAAGGCTATTTAATATTATGAGAATACGTAGAATTAAAGAAGCTGTTCCTTTTTCTAATAGGAATAATACTCACCAAACACATTTTGAAGATTTAGTTTGTACAGGAGAACTTGACGAACTTAATGATAAGATAGAATCTTTTATTGAAAGTAATAGCAGATCAAGTCTTAATATGACTACTAAAATAGATGGTAGCCCTGCAGTTATTTGTTGGAGTAAGTTTGAAGGCTATCCTGATAATTCTATTTGTCTTAAATCTTTCGTAACAAGCGCTAACAATTGTATTTCAACCTTCGATGAAATTGATAAGCGTTATGGGGATCGTCCTGAAATGGCCGAGAAGCTTAGATACGCATTAAGGATTGCAAAAGCTATTCCTGAAGGGGAAGCTTGGCAGGGAGATTGTCTTTTCACTAGACAGGATTTGAAAGAAAAAGAAATCGAAGGTGTTAAGTATTTAACATTCCATCCTAATAAAATTATCTACGCATTCAGTGAAGAAAACCCAGACTACGAAAGAGTTAGGGATGCTGAGTTTGGTATTTGTTTCCATACCATTTATATTGACGCAGGTGGTGGAAAAAAGAATCAGTCTTTTAATGTAGACGCTTCTCGTATCAAAGTACCTGAGTATATTTATATTCTTTCCCCTGCAGTAGATGTAGATGAAGGTAAATTCGAAATAGAAGAAATCAAACAATTATATTTCAAATTACAAGAAATTGAAAGTAAGTTACTCGCAGACAATGCTTACGATTCTTTAATTCATAATTCAGCATTTATGGATTATTGGTCTATCTTTGAAAATAAGAACATCTCTGATAAGAGAGTTACTACTATTGACTTAAATACTTTCTATGAAGACCTTTGGAATTTTATAGAAGAAAAACAAACTAAGGAATTCCAAAAGAAATATTCTTCACTCAAAACCGCTAAAGGTAAATCCGGAGCGATCGATAAATGGGCTAGTGAAGTTGCAGAACTTCAAGACATCCTTACAAATTATAAAACCACAATGACAACCTTTGTAGAAGCCCTCAACCTTGCCGCTGAAATCAAAATGAAGATGTGGGCAGGATTTAAGGATTCTAAATTAGGTTATGATACTTTCTATCTTTCAAGAACTCAAGGTTATAAGAAAGCAAGTATGGAAGGTATTGCAATGTCCGACTCAAACGGAAACATTGTTAAGATCGTAGACCGTTCTGAATTCTCTGCAAATAACAGAGACCCTGATATTGTTTCAGGTTGGGAACATCCTGAAGATAAATTAAAAGAGGATATGTCTTCTGAAGATGCTGCAAATGCTGCAGGTGAATATTATAAAAGAACAAGGGGGTTACCTTACGACAGTACACCATCTTGGGTAAAACAAGGTAGACGTACAGGTAGTTTATATGACTACGATCCTGAAAAAGAAAAAGAAGAAATTGCCAAAATGAATGTTTGGCTTAAGACACAGAATAAGGCAGATAGAAAAGCGAAGTTTCAAAAGATAAAAGATATAATCTTTGGAGATCCTTCAGATACTTTAGGTTGCGGTTACGACGATTTAACAGAAAGTAAATTAAAGGAAAGTTATTATTCATCAAGTTGGAGTGTAGACGACACAGAAGACGCTCTTGAAACGATAAGAGAGTTTGCTGAAAAACACCATACAGTAGCTAAATTAAACCGCACAAGAAATAAAGAAGCAATCGTAAACATTGATGGCTCTGATTTTTATTGCACAATTGCTTTAGGCGATTGTGTTAATTTAAGAGAAAATAAAAATTATGGTTATCATATTTTTATAAGTGGCTCAAAGCTTCCAGATAGAAACGATTGGTGGGGAGATACACTTGAAGAGTTTGAAGAGGATTTTGAAGATTTCGATTCAGTATATCATCTTGCTGAAACAGGATTAAAATTAACAGAAGCCGCTGATAGAAAAACTTATAAGGCAACTCTTAAAGCAATTGCAAATTATATTAAAGAATCTTTAATAGACGAAACAAGTTTACGTTATCCTCAGTCTTCAAGACACGAGGAAGAGATTTGTCGTATTGACTTTGCCAAAACAGTTTCGGATGAAGATTTAGTAGTTAAGAAGGTTAGGGAAGTATTAGAATCAAATACTGAAGAAGGTTTTTATTTAGTTCCAAATCCTTTAAGCGATGAACCAATTAAAGTTAAAACAGACTTTGATTTAGTTCCAGGTCCTTCAGGAACTTATAAAGCAATTAAGTTAGAAGTTTATCTTAATGGAGAAAGACTTCCTGATTCCTATATTACTGACGTAACACATAGAACTGATGGTAGAAAAGCAGGTGCTAAAAAATTATTTACACCTAACCAGGTATTGGATCAAAGCTTATTTGATGGAAGTGCAAAAGAAGTAGAAGAAGTAATTGGATGTGTAAACTATTCTCTCGATCCCCTTATTGATAATTTCTTAAAAGCTTTAGTAACCGCAGCAAAAGGTGCGACTACATTAAATGGTCCTCTTGCTCAATACATTACTTCAGTAGCTTCAGAAAGATCAAATATAATGCCATCGTCTAGTAACTTAGCATTATCATTCCAGAGTACACCAGAATTGGATCAAGCCATTGTAGCTTTGAAAGAATCTGACCCTATGGCCTTAGATAGACTTAATAACGCAATCGGTGTTGACTTTGGTGAAGTATTTGGTTCGGTTGCATTAGCTTCTGTATTAGAGAAATACGGAAAGAATAATCCTGAAATGTTAATTAAATTCCCTGCAGAATCAAACTGTCCTTTAGTTGATTACTTCCTCGAACCAAGAGATAAGATGCAGGAGTTTAAGGTTTCAGCTAAAGCAGGTGCCGGTGGAAAACCTACTGTTAATGCTCCTTGTTCTACTATTTTAAGAATGGTTGATCAGGAATGGGGCCCTGAGAAAGAAGAAGTAAAGGTTAGATATCAAAATGCTATTGACTTCGTAAGATGGTTACAGAATTGTATGCAATCTGCTACAAGTGTTCATAACTCATTTGAAAAGATTGAGGAAGGTTTCTTAGGTTCATTAGGTATTACAGACAACGAAGGCTTCACATTCTTAAATGAAGATGTAAGCGCAAATCTTGAAACTCAGGTAGATAAGATTAAGATGATTTACGCTTTGAAGCCAAGTATAGAAAACCTCAAGCTAATGGTTGACCTTACTAACGAAGTTATTAGGGTAATAGTTCCAAACGGAAACGATGTAAGCTTTATTCAGGAATCAGGTATTTGGACTGCAGACAAGATTAACGCAATGAGGACTGAAGATAATATTGCAAGATATTTCAAGAGTCTTAAAACAAAATGTATCGATACTATTTTGATTAACGTAATCAATAATAGCGATCTTATAATGGACTTCAATGACTTGTTCAATATGAGCTTCGGTACATTCGTTCAGATTTATTTCAAACAAATTCAAATGGATGTAGGATCAACCTATTCATTCGATGCTGTAGTTAAATCTGTAGACGGTCAGGATATTGTAGGTAAAGATGTTTACTATAAATTAAACTTCGACTGTGCGATCGATAAAGATTCCGGATTGTTTAAGGTTAAGTCCTTAGCTTTGAAACTCAATCATAAGAAATCTATAAACGAATCTACAAAGAGAAAGTTGAAGGAAGAGGCAGGCAATACAGTAGTTTGTGCATTT